CTATTTTGTCGGCATTTCGGGCTGGCCCCTGTAATTCAGGACCGGGATACCAGCCGAGGCCACGGCCTGCTTGGCCGCGGGCTTGTCCGTCAGCGGCACGCGCACGCCCGACTGCCCCGGCTTGAAGTGGTTTTCAGCCCAGCCGATGTTCAGGTCGATGGTGGTGATGACCTGATACGCCACCGCCCAGTGGCTGCCGGCATGGGGCGGTGGAACCAGTGCGGACACGGCCGAACAGGCCAGTACGAAGACCGCGGCATAAAGCGTGTACTGTTCCGGCACCGCGTCCAGCACGAACAGGACAAAGGCCCCAAGACCGCCCAGCCTGGCCGTATTGCCCGACAGGACATGGTTGCGTGTCGCCAGCACGGCGCACAATTTGCGGTTGATGGTCATGTCATGTCCCACTGCCTTGCGGGAACCCGGCGACCGGCCACCGGCCCATGTCGCCTGTCCCCGGGGTTGGAAATATCAGCCCGTCCGTGCGTCGGGCATGGTGCGAGCGGTGGTTGCCCGTGCCGTGTCATGATGCGGGGGAAACATGGCCGCTCACCCGGCCGCCGTGCCGGGCGCGGCATTCAGCGCGCTGGCAATCTGCGCCGGGCCGATATGTCCCGGCCCGTTCTCCATGGTGGCGATGCCTTCAATCAGCCCCCGCATGGTGGCGGCATCGCGCAGGTCCAGAACGGTCTGGGGTTGCACGCCCATATGGCGGCACAGGCTGGCGATGTAGGCGCTGGTCGCGTTCTCGGTGGGTGGCGCATAGACCGATATGATGCTTGCGACCGTGGTCAGTCCGCGCTCGGCATAGCGCAGCAACTGGTCACGCAGGGCGCGGATACCATCCGCCATGGTAGGGAAAGCGGCAAAGCGCGGTTCCGCCACGCCGGTTTCCAGATGCGCGCCAGGCTGGCCGACATAATCCAGGTTGCCGGGATTGTTATTGCGGATGCCGCGGGGAAGCTGCCCGGTCATGGTCCGTATCCGAACGCGCGCTTGCACAACGACCACGCCGCATCGCCAATCTGCCCCCAGCCCAGCAGGCCGGTCGCCAGCACGATGAAGGTCATGGTCACCCATGATGTCAGTTTCAGGCCGCCCTCGATCCGCGCCAGCCTGCCGGATATTTCGGTATCGCGGGCGGTGGCCGTGTCGGTCATGTCGTCCACGCGTTCCATGATTTCCCGGCGCGTCTGCGCGGCATTTTCGGACACGGTGCGGGTCAGGTCGCGCCTGAGGTCGGAAAACTGCCGTGACAGCGTGTTCAGGCCGTCACGCAGGTTGTCGTGGCCGCCTTCGACCTTCGCCAGCCGTTCGCGCACCTGCGCCATTTCCTCGGCCGTGGCGCAGCGTATGGATGCGGCCTGCCCGCCGGGCACGGTCGGTGTCATGTATTCGCTCATTCATCTTCTCATAAAAAAACCGCCTCACGGGCGGTCGGGCAGGCGCAGGTTTCAGCCGATCGGTCAGGACGTGGCGGCAGTCGCAACCGTGACATTCAGGCTGGCCGGGTTGGTCAGGGCGCCATCATTCGTGGCGCTGATGGTGACGGCCCCGGCGTCTTTTGGAGTGTAGGTCACTGTCTGCGCCGTATTCGTGCATCCATCGAACGTCACGGTCGCGGGCGAGAATGTGCCGCCTGCGCCGCCATCGGACAGTGTGACGGTCGTATCCGTGCCCGGTCCGTCATTGTCTGGCGTCAGGGTCAGTGCCAGCGCCGCCCCGGCCGTCGCCACGGACGCACCGGCCAGCGTGTAGGCCGTGGAGGGTGTGTAGAGGCTGCCAGTCGGGTATTTCCCCACCGCATCCAGCGCATAGGCAAAACCGTCAGGCACAACAATGCCAGTAAGGCCGGTCAGCGACTGGGTGGAGACAACCAGCCCCCTGGCGGCGGAAACCTGCGCAGCCGGGGGAGTTGGGGTCGTGCCCTCGGGGTAGCTGTAACCCGGCTGGTACATCAGGTCCACGGTCCGGTAGAGGATGTAGTTCTGTGCCGCCGTGGCCGTATTCGTGGTCGTGGTCGTGGTCGTGTCGGTCATCTGGATGTCCCTTTTATGCCGTTACCAGTGGATGATGATGTGGCCGTCGGAACCGGAACCGCCGGGATAGGAGCCTGACAGTGAACTGCCACCGCCGCCACCGCATCCCGGAAAGGCACCGGAATAACCGCCAGTATTCTGTGAAACGAACATGGTGCCAGCGCCGCCAAAACATGCCCCGCCCATACCACTGACATACAGGCTGCTGTTTCCTGTCGCGCCCTGCCCGGCACAACCGGGCTGGTTCACGGCGCCACCGGCAGCAGAACCGCCGGCCCCACCATACACGCTGTCAATCGCGTTCGCCCCGGCTCCGCCTGCGCCGCCACCGCCTGCGGTCATTCCCAGAATGGTCGTGGCTCCGCCGAGCGTGCCGTCGCCACCAGATGAGGCCGTGCCACCTGCGCCAACTGACAGGCTTATTTCCTGACCGGGAGTGACAGAAAACCGCCCACGGCAGTAACCGCCCCCACCGCCGCCTGCTCCTGCGCCTTTTCCTGTAGCGCCACCACCGCCGCCACCGCCGCCGCGTGCTTCGACATCAATGGAGTAAACGTTGGCTGGCACAGTCCATGATGTCGTGCCGGGGGTGAGGGTAACGACCCCATGCGCCGTGCGTAGCGTAGTGATGTCGGAGTAAACCGCCAGAGAATTCCACTGCGTGTTGGTGATGACATCGCCATACCCGATCAGCGGCCGCCACGAACCGTCTGTCGCCTGCCCCCACAACAGGGACTGCACCTGCGCATTTGTTCCCGTCATGCCGAAGGTGCCGGAGACCTTGGTTGCCTCTGCGGTCTCCGCACGCGATGTTTCGGTGGAAATGGTGTCCGACAGGCTGGTTACGGCTGCAGTAAGGTTGCTCTGTACCGTGTTGATGCTTGCGGTTACGGTCACTATGTCGGAATACAGCGCTACGGCGTCCCACTGTGTCTCAGCGATGACATCCCCGTACCCGATCAATGGACGCCACGAACCGTCTGTTGCCTGCCCCCACAACAGGGACTGCACCTGCGCATCCTCGCCCGACATGCCGAAGGTGCCGGAGACCTTTCCGGCTTCCGCCGCCTCTGCCCGTGCGGTTTCCGCGGCGTCACTGGCCTGCAGCTGGGGAATGGTTTCATAAAAGGGCGCGCCATCGGCCTGTGCGATCATGTCCGCCGTGATGGCTGTCGCACCGGCGGGCACGGTCACGGTCCACAATGCATACGCGCCAGCGGGCACCGTCGTGCCAATGCTTAGCTGCGCCACGTCCTGCCGCACGGTCGGCGCGGTCCTGCCGCTGTTGTCAGCACCAGCATAGGTCACGGCCGGGTCGGCGGCGTTATAGAACGGCAGCACGGTATCATCCGTATCCACCGTGGCGGGCGTGACATAGACGCTGTAGGTCGCCCCTGCCCCCGGCACCGTCAGCGTGACGGGATCACGGCTGGCATACTGGCGCACAAGCTGGCTGGCGACGGCGGCCAGCGTGCCATAGGCGGATGCATCCACCACGCCGGGGGCCAGCAGCGAACCGGGGGCGATTACCAGTGCCAGCCCGCTGCCCGGCGTGCAGGCAAAGCCACTGGCGGCCACCGTGGCCCAGCCATAGGCCATGGCCGCAAGCTGGCCTAGCCCCACATACGCATTGCGCTGCGCGTTCAGCTGGTCACTGTCCAGCGGGATCTGCGCGGGGTAGACGATCTGTCTGTCCATTATCCAAGGGTCTCCACGTCCTGAACCCACGCGATGGTGCCTGCGGGCATCACATCGGCCATGCGGTCCAGTGTCTGTGTTGCGGGCGGGCTGGTGTCGCCGGTGGGCAACTGGGCAAATAGCTGGAAGGGTGCGCCGCGTGATCCGTAGCGCAGGGCGGACACGCCATAGCCGTAGCCGCCGCCAGTGGCCGGACTGGCCATGCTGGCGATGCCCTTGCAATCGGTCGCATTGCGCGGCTCGATCACGCGGCCTGCGGTGCCCACTTCATCGGCAATGGTGTTGACCACGTCGGGCCGCGTGCCCAATGAGGGGAACAGTGCTTCCTCGATCCGGGCGCGGAAGGCATCGTCACTTTCGCCGGGGTTGCGGGTCAGCAGCGTGCCGAAGAAGTCAGCCGCGAACATGTCCAGGAACGCGCCACCCATGGTGGCCAGACGGGTCTGGTCCGCCGTTCCCGCCAGCATGGCCCATATCCATGCAAACACGCAGCCGAAACCCTGCAACAGGGCGTTCAGCACCGGGGCCTGTTCCGCCTCGCCCGCTGCGGGGGCTGCGGGGAACCACCCGGTCGGCAGCAGCCTGCGGATGCGCAGGGCAAAGCCGTTCTGCGTTACATCAGCCAAAGGACACCGTCCCCGCACGGTAGGCCGTGCCGGTGATTGCGGGCAGGTCCACCGTGCCGCCCGCCAGCGTCACGCCGGTCACGTTGGTGACCGACGTGCTGGCGGCATAGGCAATCTGGATCAGGCGCGAATAGCTGGCCGCATCCCCGATGGCGAGGCCGTTCAGATAGGTTGCGATGTTGGTGCTGATGGTGGCCTCGATCGTGGCGAGGTTGCCGGTGCTGTTCACGCTGATGGTCATGGTGACAGGCGGCCTCACCACATTGGGCCGCACCACCATGATGGACACGGCCGCCGGGCGCACGGCGTCGACGGCCGTATAGACCGCGTCAATCACGCTGTCGGCCACGTCGCCCGACCCGTCATCGACAAACACCACCACGTTGCCGGGCAGTGTCGCGCCGGACGTGTCCACGTTCTCCACCACCTGGTAGATCAGGTCGGCGGAGACATCCGTCACCGCGTTCTCGATCGCCGCCACCGTCGCCTTGGACCGGCTGTTGATATAGGCCACGAAGCGCGTGCGCAGGGCGGCGTCCGTCTCCCCATCGCTGCCATTGGTCAGGGCTGCGGCGTTGGTGACGGTGTCAATGCCCGCAACCGCGGTGCCCAGCAGGCAGATCGCGCCCGCCGTGACGTTGCCGGTGCTGCCGGTTGTCTCGCACTGCACCGGCACGGTGACGGACGCCGTGCCCGCAGGCCGGACATAGGCGCTGTCGGCAGCCGACCAGGCCGGGTTGGTGCTGTCCTCCACCACGTCATAGATCAGGTTCGATGCCGTCTTGACCGTGGCGCCCACGGCAATGGTGGCGGACTGGCTGGCGGGGGTGAAGGATGTGAACGTGACCGTGCCGGTGGCTGCCGTGCCCGGCTCACGCGTCAGGCCGAAATCCTCGACGAAGCTGTCCACGTCCGACCCGATGGAGGTCGCAAGGCGCGTGCGCGAGAGGATCTGGAGCGCAATGAACTGGAACCAAAGCCCCAGCCCCGCGACGGCTTCAAGCATGGCGCGGCCGGCGGACCCGACATTCAGGTCCAGCAGCGATGGGCATGCGCCCTGCGCCGCCGCCACCATGTTGCCCAGCGTTGTCTTGAATGACTGGAAGGTTATGGCCAAGCGGGCCTCCCATTAAAAAAGGCGGCTCCGGGGAACCGCCTGTCAGGTGCTCAATGTCAGTTCCTGCACCGTGCCGGTCGGCGCGTCGGTGTAGGATATGGCCAGCAGGCAGGCCCCGGTTTTCGGGCTGGTGATGGTCACGGTGACGGGCTGGGTCTGGTCCACGCCTGCTTCGTCCTGCATCTGCTGCAGCACAAGGGCGCGGATGCCCGCGTCATCCATCACGCTGCCGACCCGGGCGGGCAGCCCCGCGCCATAGTCGGGCTGCCAGATATAGCCGCCCGCGTTGGTGCATAGCCTGCGCAGCAGCGCCTGCCGGGTCTGTTCCGCGCCCGTGACCACGGCCACGCCGCCGGTGCCCGACAGGTCAAGGTCACCGCCCATGGTGTGGGACAGGGCGCTCATTGCGGTGCCCCCGTTGATCCGCTGCCCGGCTGCACGCCATTGTGGGTGTGGCCCTTGCCGGATATGCCTGCGGCAAGCACGTCCGTCTTGCCGGTGACCGTGCCTTGCGCGGTCATGTCTTTGTCGGTCGTGATCGGACCGCCGGTGACGGCAAGGCCGCCCGCATCCAGCGTCATGCCCACGTCCCCCACCTTCCACGCCTTGGCGCCATTGGTCAGGGTTTCCGTGGCGTTCCCGGCCCCGCTGTAGATCGTGTCTTTCGTGATGTGCCACCACGGGGCGTCCTGCGTGGCGTTCCCCGGTGCGGTGCCGCCATTTGCCGGTGGCGCGCCGCATCCGGCCACGACCAGCATCTCGCCCGGCTGCGCCGGTTTGCCGGTGGCAGGCGATGGGGGTGGCATGACCACCGCGTCATAAACCGGCATGGCGGCCACGCCGTGTTCCGCATCGCCTTCAACATGCACGACCAGCACATGCGTGCCGATATCGGGCGGGCAGGCAATGCGCAGGCTGCCGACCTGTATCGCGGCATAGGGCAGCCATCCGCTTTCGACGCCTGCTGGCTGGGCCATGACCTTGACGGCGTGGTTGACCGGGTCCACGGCGCTGACCAGCCCGAAACCGGGCTGCGCCTGCGCACCGGCCATGTTGGCCGCGATCATGCGCGTGTCAGTCATCCGTTCCTCCGTCCTGTGTGGCGTTGCGCGCGCGCAGGGTGACGTGCTGGGAAAAGCCGCCCTGCCATGAAAAGCTGCTGGTCACGGCGTCCACATCCAGCGTGCCGTCCCATGTCGTGCCCGTGCCGGTCAGGCGCATGAAATCGCGTGGCGCCAGCGTCACGCAGCCGGGAATGGTGCCGGTTATGGTGCGCGCATGCGCCGTGATCTGGTTGTATTTCTGTTGCGCGATCCGTTTCAGGTCATCCAGCCGCGCGCCGGGCATGGCAAAGCTGTGCAGCGTGCCCGTGCCCTCGCCCTGCGTGGTGGCGCCGCCTGCCGCGGACCAGTAATAATCGACCCGGCTGCGCTGGCGGCTGTCCCAGCTCATGACATGCACGACCACGCCGCGCCCCACCTGGTAATCGCGTGCGAAATGCAGGCCGTACGCCCCCATGGCAATGGGACTGTCCGACCCGGTATCGGCATAATCCAGCACATGGGTATTGGCGGTCGTGGCCGTGGGACATGGCGCGCAGACAATGGTGGCGCCACTGGCATACAGGTCGCACCCGGCCATGGTGGCGATGCCGCGCGCCAGGTCGAACGCGGTCTGGAACCGGCTGTGGGTGGCGGCGGATGCGCGCTTGTGCTCCAGTTGCCAGAACTGCCCCACCATGGCGTCGGTCAGGGTGACATCGGGCGTCAGTCCGGCCGCTGTAATCATGGCGCGGACCACGTCGGCCCCCGTCATGTTCATCCACCCGTCACGCACCCGCATGTCCAGCAGTTTCGCCAGATAGTCACGGCACTGTACCCGCACCGTTGTCGCGGCGGGGTTCAGGCCCACATGGTCCACGATGCCACGGAACATCGTCACCCACTGCGCGCCCCCCTGTGCCGCGTCGCGCATCTGCACCGTAATGTCGATATCGGGCAGTGTTTCGCCCTGTCCCGCCGGTTGCAGGTCGAACCACGCCCCGCCCGACGGGATGCGCGCCCGGTCCACCGCCAGCGTCATGTCCAGCGTATCGGCGCGGCTGTAGCGCGTGCGCGACAGGGTGAACTGTTCCAGCCCGGTTTCCGCGCGTTCCACCCCGCCCACCAGCACCCGCGCACGCGGCATGCGCCACATGGACGGTGTGGATGTCGTGGCGGCGGTCATGATGTCACCCCCGGCACGCCACTGTCCTGTGAGGTATCGGGGGCGGGCAGCAACAGGGTGACCGGCGTGGTGAAACCCGACAGGTCGGGATCGGCCATGCCGTTCAGCCGCGCGATGCGCCACCACTGCGTGGCGTCCCCCAGCTGCCGGGCCGCGACGTGGTAAAGCGAGGTGTCACTGCCCGTGACCCTGATCGTGGTTGGCATGTCTGCGCTCCTGTTACGCGGTGACCAGCGGGCCATTCTGCGTGGCGCCGGTGGCCGACAGCGTGTTGGCATAGGCACGGTTGACCAGCGCGCCGGACGTGACGGCGGCACTGTGCAGCTGCGCGTTCTGGGTCAGGGTGGACAGGCTGGCGGCACTGGCGGGGGACATCGCGTCCAGGTTCGCCCCCGTCTGGCCGATGGCGGTGGTCAGGCCCGCACCCGATGCCTCCAGCCCCGACACCACGCTGGCGGCGCTGTCGGGGGCGGATGCCAGGTTGACCCCCGCCCCCGACAGGCCACCCACCATGCCAAGCTGGTCCTGCACGCCCGCAAACACCCCGCCCGCGCCGGTCATGTCGGCAATGGGGGTAACCTGCGCCATGACGGTTCCAAGCTGGCCGGTAATGTTGCCTGCAATGGTTGCGACATCATCCACGGCGCTGGCCATGCCCGACAGGGCGGCCCCCGCGTCATCCCCCACCAGCGCCGACAGGCCGGAGGCAACGCCCGCCGTGGCCGCCACCTGCGGCGGCTGTTCCAGCACCAGCCGGTAGGGAATGACGATACCTTTGTGCGTGTAATCGTATGAATACTGCACGATGCGCACCAGTAGCGACAGCCCCGCCCCGCTGAAGGCCACGGGCTGTCCCGCAATACGCATCTGCTTGAGCATCCACGCCCGTTCAATGGCGGTGGGGCCGACAAACGTGCCCGCCAGTTCCAGCCGGTCGGGGTCGTTGCCCACCGCGTCGATGATTTTGTTACCACCGGGCAGGCGGTGGACGGCAACCTGCTGGGTGCCGCCATCGCGGATCAGGTGCGGCACCTCCATGCCGGTCAGGGTCAGCCCGCCAATGGTCACGGGGGCCGACGCCCACAGCCGCCCGATCGATCCGATCGCCGTCTGTGCGTTCATGAGGGTCAGGGACAAAGGCGCGCTCCCCACGCTGGCCCGCCGCCGCCCACAGGCGGCGCGTGGGCGGGATGAAAAACAGGAAAATGGGGGGAAAGGCCACGGCGCGTACGGTATGACGCAGCCATGCCATCATTGCCCCTGTCTAACGCCAGACCGTGCAGGCTGGAAGGATGATTGCCGGATGCCTATATCCCCACCGCGCGTCCCGGCATCTGTGGATAGCGGATGACGTCGGGCGCGGTGCCGGTGGCGCGCAGTTCGTGCCGGGCGGCGGCGGTGTCGATCCGGGCCATGGCCTGTCCCACCGCCTGATGGTCCAGGGTGACGGGAATGGTGACCTGCAGGACCGGCGGGCGGTCGCCGGGCTGGCCAGTGTGCGGGGATGACGCGCGGGCACCTGTCCGTTCAACGGGACCGGGGCTGATGAAGGGCGGTCTGCCCCGCGCCCTGTCCTGCGGGGGGACGAATGCCGGGAACGGGGCCATGCCGCGTGGTGGCGTGGGAAACATGGCCACGGTGCGTGGCATGGCTGGCCCCGCACTGGCGCGGGTTCGTGTTGCCGCCATGGCGCGGATGGCGGGGGACGCCACGCCAGCGCGCGCCCTGCCCGTCTGCTGGCGGGGCAATGGGGGTGCTGCGACGGATATGGCCCGACCGGACGGCATGACAGGGGCCACCGTGGTACCGCGCATCCGGTACGGCGCAGCGGCAATGGGGGCATGATCCCGGGGCATGAGGGACGTGACGGCCGCAGATGCGGTGCGCCGCTGTGGCATGATGGCTGCCGCCACGGCGTCCGCCCGCTTCCATGATGCCGGGACTGCCGCCCCGACAGGCCGGGCGCGGGATGCAACCCGCCCGGCCCATGGCATGGCGGCAGCGCGCGCGGGCGGGCATGGCACGGCCGCCTTCCCCCGCGCGGGATCAGGCAATGATGGCAGTGCCGGGATCACGGGACGGGTCATGGCCGGGGCGCGTGTCGTCCCCTGCCCGTCGTTCCGGCATGGCATGGGGCGGGGCATGGCGTATCCGCCCCCGTTCCGGCCGCCGGGAGCGGATGCGGGCGGACCATGCCGCGCCGGGATGCGGACAGGCCAGCCGGGCGCGGATACAGGCCTGGATATGGGCCTGCGCGCGGGCATGGCGGGCGTGGGGATGGAAGCCGCCTTTGCCCCCGGTGCGCCGGGATGGGGAACAAACACCACGCTGCGCTGTCCCGCGCGGGCATGACGGGTAATGCGCCCGACAACCATCGCCAGCCGTCCCGGCATGCCCGGTTGCCCGTCACGTGGCAGGCGCGCGATGACGCGGGAGATTTCAGCCATCGGGGTCGTCCCATCTTTGCGCAGTCCAGTCATATCGTCCGCCCGCCAGCTCGCCAAACGCTACAAGAAAGGCCATGCGCCGCACGCGCGGCATGGTCATGGCCACGTCCCACGGCACCCCGTTCCTGACCAGGGCCGCGACCTCGATCAGGGCGGGGTGCCGGCTCAGTTTTTTGCGGCAAGGCTTTCCGCTGCCGCCACGTCGTCCCCATCCGCGCCATACAGCGCATCCGACAGGGCGGTAATGCCGGTATTGCCAATCTGGTTGGCCAGCTGTTCCAGCTGCACGCGGCTGGCGGGGCGAATGGCGGGCACGCCGTCGATTGCCTCGACCGATGCCACCATCAGCGCGTATTCCACCCATGCGGGCGACGGGCTGTCCGGGCCGAATTCCAGCAGCGCCAGCACATCCCCCGGCCCGCGCTCGCGGTAGGTTATGGTGCGGCCATCGCTGGTTTTTACGGTGTGTTCGCTCATGCTGCGGGCCTTCTGGCTGTCAGGGCGTGTTTGAAAACAACCTGTTGATAAAAGACAGTAAAAGTTTCTGGGTGCCGTCCTGTTGAAAAAAGACGGCACCCCCGAAACGTTCAGGAAATACGGTTGCGCGCGCGGGCGGCAAACGTGATGGTCTGGCTGACCAGCGTTTCGGACTGGTACCGCCCCGCATCGGACAGCTGCAGCGACGCGCCGACGAATTCATACGTGCTGAGCGAGCCGTTGCATTCCGTCACGTACTGGTAAATGCTGCCCAGCACCACCGTGCCCGCTGACCAGAAGCCGCTTTCGATGGCGGCAAACAGGTCATCTGCCCCCGCCCCGTCACGCTGGAAGGTGAACTGACCACCCCAGCCGCCCGGCACGTCATAGAACAGGGGCATGTCGTTCAGCGGGTTGGATGTCAGCTGGTGCGTGCGCTGCTGCGCGGTAAAGCCGGTGACGGTGGGCAGGTCCACGCGGCTGCCGTCATAAACCAGCACCACGCGGCAGTCGCGTCCGATATTGAAGGGTTTGGCGGACATTCGTCGCTCCATGAAAAAAGGGCCACAGCGCGGGTGGCCCATCATTGTTGCGCATGGATGTCATGCGTATTTTTATGTGGCGGCGCGGGTCACGCGGGCGTGAACATGGGGCCTTACCCCGCATGGAGCACCCCGATGGGCACCACACCCGAAAAACCACCCACGAAAGACCTCGCCGCCATTGCCGCACGGGGGCTGAGCCACCCGGAAAAGCTGACGCATGAGGAAATAAAGGAACTGTGCGGCCGCGTTCTGTCGGAAGAAAACCGCCGCGCGAAAGCAGGCTGATCAGGTGGCGGGTGTGGCGGTGCTGACCGTGACACTCGCCCCGCCCTGCAGGTTGACGACAAAGAAGCGGTTGATGCCCTGGTAACGCACCTGCACATCGGCCCGCACGTAACCCAGCGCCGTGGCCGATTGCGGATTGTTGGACGTGTCGCACACCACCGCGTAATCCGTGGTTGCCCCCAGTATGCCGCTGCCCACCATGTTGGACAGCGTGCCCAGCAGCACGGCGCGGATATCGCCAAGCAGCGTGGTGCCGATGACGGCACCGACAAACGCGCCCATGCCGGAATTGATGGTTTCGGCAATGTAGTTGGTCAGGCGGGTATAGCTGTCATCATCCGTATCCGCATCGGAACTGGTGTTGATCCCGCCGCGCACCGCCCAGTAGCTGCCACCGGGGGCAGGGTTGCAGATCACGTCGATACCCGCGCCGAACAGCGCCGAAAGCTCGGCCGTGGAATAGGTCGCGGCCTGCCCGCTGGATACCAGCCCCGCCTTCTGGCTGCCGATCACGCCCGACAGTTCTTTATTCAGGCTGGACTGCTCGGGCGACAGGCCACCCAGCATCCCGGCGACAAAGGCCTGTGGCGGCACCAGCATGTCGCCATTGGTGTCATCATCCCACCACAGCCAGTCGCCAAGCATCAGCTTGATGGCGTAGCTGTCCACGCCTGCCGCCGCCTTCATGGCCGCCGCGTTGGCAATGGTGTCGCCCGCCGGGCCGCAGGCGATCATGTACATCCCCTCGGACAGGCCAAAGGCGGCCTGCGTGGTCCATGACGTGCTGTCGCTGACGCCGTGCAGCAGCCCCAGCGCGCAACCCTGCCCGCGCAGGGCATACAGGCCGGTCCGCGCCACGCCATCCGTGCCCACGAACGCCGCCGTGCCCGGCGCGCCGCCATCCGCGCCCCCCGCCAGCGTGACCGTGCCCGCCGCCAGCGCCGGGACCGTGCCGGGCACCGTTATGCGCACCAGCGCCGTGCCGTCAGCCGCCACCGCCGCCGCCAGCATGGCCCACGTGGTACCGCGATAGGTCCGGCTGCCCAGCACCGCATGGGCAATGGTCAGGGTGTAATTGGTGGTGATGATGCCGTCCTGCGTCACGGTGGCGGCAATGGCGTTGCCCGCGCTGCCGGTATGAAGGGCGGTCAGGGTCACGCCATCCAGCGTGCCGGTGGCGGCTGCGTCCGTGCCATCGGTCACGCGCACGCAGCGGAAATCCGCCGCCCCCTGCAACAGCGCGATGTTGACCGCCGTGCCGATATCGCTGGACAGCGCCTGCTTGGGGCCAAAGGCGGACAGGCAGTCCCCCATCGCACCGACGATGACCGGCGTGCCCACCGGCCCCCACGCAGCGGTGCCGACCAGGCCGATCCGCCCCGACGGCACGCCGTTCAGCGCCAGCGTCTGCGGGCGCAGGACCTGCACATACAGGTCAGGCACGTTCAGGCTGTTGGTGTTGAGCTGCCCGGACTGGTAAATGGTCATTGTATCTGTATTTCCCTGTTGCGCGGCATGGCCGCGTGAAAAGTCGGGTGTGGTGTGGCGCGCAGGACCGCCGGGCCGGATGCCGGGCCGCCCGCGCCTGTCACGCCGTATCCCCATGACGCCGGGCCGCATGGCCCCGTCATGCAGGTCGGGCGCGTGTCATGAACGGGGACGCACATAATGGCGCATCCCCCGGACACGATGCGGCAGCCAGCCATCACCGCCCGGCCCGTGGTGCCCGCGTGCCATGTCCGGTTCCCTGCGCGATGATGCGTCGGGCCGGTGTTCCCACGGGCCGGCATGGCCGGGGGCATGGTCAGGCGGGTGGGCATCCGGCGGGCTGCCTGAATGGTGGTGGACAGCGGTTCAGCCGCCGCCGGTGTCCAGCAGCACGTCCCCGCGCGTGACATCGGGGCCGATGCCCGTGCCACCGGCCAGCATGGCCGGGACCACGCGGGTCAGGTCGGTGTCATAGGTGACAAGGAAGCGCGCGGGTCGGGCAAAGATGCCCCGGTTCATGGCGGTGTCGTCGTTGGTGGTGGCGCGCGCTTCGATACGGAAGGTGGAGCCGCCTGCATCCGTCAGCCAGTCGGTCAGCGCCAGCGCATCGGCCATGGCGCGGCCCAGCGCGTCCCGCCCGGCGGGGGTAGCCGACCATGCGGTGATGACAAAGACCTGCTGCTGCCTGCGCGCGACACAGCGCGCCGACAGCGTGCCCGCGTTGATGGCCTGCGCCACGGCCGTGGCGGGCAGCGTGATGCTGGCCCCGCTGGCGGCGGCACCGGGCATGGCGGTTGCGATGGTGGCGGCAATGGTGGCCGCCGTGTCCGTCGCGGTCGCCACATGCAGGCTGCATGCATTGCCCGGAACCCCCGGCAGGCCACGGGCGCGCAGCCCCACCGTGCCTGACGGCGTGGCCCCGGCATCCACCGTTACGGTGGCCGTGGTGCCGCTGACCGCCATGTGTACGGTGGCGGGCGCTGTTGCATCCATGCGCCATGGGCGGCCCAGCGGTTCATCCACCCGCGCCCAGCTTTCGGCCAGGTCGGCAATGGTGATGAAGTCACAGCCCTGCTGCAGCGTACGGGCCGCATCCCCCAGATCGGCCTGCGTCAGCGCGCCCCGGCGGATGACGAGCGGCCGCCCGGTAACGGCCCCCGACGCCGTGCCATCGGGGCACAGGGCCGCGGCAAGGGCCGCCGCGATCGTGGTGGAGATGGTGGAGATGTCGGCCATGTCATATCGGCTCCTGCTCCCCCCGTGCCGGGGGAATGATGTCATGGATTGGCGTCCGGCCCCTGCCCTGCATGCGGGGCGCGCGCCCGTGGCGCGGGACCGGATGGCTGGCGGGCCTGTCATGGCGGTGGCCGCGCGGGGTGATGCCGGTGTCGTATCGTCCGGGCGGTGCGTGTTGCGTGTCCGCATGGGGCAACGGGCCGTCGTGGGGGATCAGACCTGCTGCTGGCCCAGCTGGCAGCGCGTGCCCCACGGCCCGGCGCGGGCGCCGCCGATGGTGTAGCGCGTGCCGCCCCCGTCCCGTGCCCACATGGCGGGCTGGATGGTGACGCCGGGAATGGCGGGCAGGAACATCTCGAACCCGCCCGAATGGATTGCGCCGGGCTGTGCCGGGCCGGGAATGCCCGCCCCGCTGCCGGGACGGATCATGGCGGGCCAGCCGGTGGCGCACGGGACCTGTGTTGTCACGTCGCCTGATGTGGCGTAGCCGCCGGGATCCGCCACGTCCGCCGCCTGCGCCATGGTTGCGGTAATGTCCACCACTGCGTTGCACAGCACGCACAGGGGTGGACGGAAGGGTTCGACGCGGGCGATGAAATACGTATCATGCCCACAGGTCAGGATATCCCCTGTCCGCACATCCGTCGTATCCATCAGCGCATAGACAAAGGGCACGTCCCACAGCGCCGGCCCGGCAAAGCCGAAGGCCCGGTCATTGCTGAACGCCGCCATGGTCCGGGCATACGGCGTGGCGCACGGGCTGGCAGCGGTTGCGGGGCGGTACTGCACGGTGGCCGCCCCCACGTGGCCCGCCGCCAGGGCAAACCCGCGCGCGGCAAGGCGGCACAGGGCTGTCTGGTCCATCAGATCACGATCTCCCCCACCCCGCGCAGGCCCGGCCCCGGCGGAATGCCCAGGAAATTGCACAGCTGCACCCGCCAGCGCGTGTACAGGGTAAAGCGGTCCGTGACCTCGGTGCGGTTGCGGGTCCACACCGCCGCGCGGTCGGTGTCCAGGTTGGCGGTGGCCGCCATGATCGCGCCCTCCAGCACCTGGCACTGCATGATGAAGGCCCGCGCCTGCGCGCATTCGGCGGGGGCAAGGTTGCGCAGCCGCCATTCGTTGAAGCCGTAAACCCGGAAAAACCGCCATGACTGCATGCCGCTGTCCTGGCTGCCCATGGCGGGATAGCCCATGTAACGCCGCGCCTGCGCCAGTTCGCTATCCGCCAGCGGCGTATCCCCGGTATCCGTGGCGGACCCGCTGGCTGCCGTGGTCGTATCCGTGTCGGTCATGCCTGTTGCTGTCGCCTCCGTGCATAATGCGGCCGTCCCGGAAACAGGCCGTTGGAAAAATAAAAGTTTCCGGGTGCCGCCTTTTTTCAAAAAGGCGGCGTCTTCCGAAGCTTTTTGGAAAAAGCTTCACCAAAAACTTCCTTATGTCCTGTACGATGCGGGTGACGGCACGATCCCGCCACCCGCATTGGGAATTACGCCCCGGCACCCAGGCTTTCGATCACCACCCCGCGCTTGAGATAGCTGTTGGTCGCGGTGGGAATGACCGATGTATCGGCCGTAAGGTCGGTCGGCAGGGCAAAGCCGCCAATCCACGACCATGACTGCGCGATGATCTGCGCCAGACGGTCCAGCGCGGGGCGGGTAATCATGCACACGCCCTCCACATCCGTCAGTTCGCCACCATCCAGCAGGGGCGCGTAATGGGTGCCGATATTGGCATAGTCGCCTTCGACCAGCGCGCCCTGCCCGCAGATGATGGCGCGGTGGATGTTGCCCGCGCCAAGCGATGCCTGCTGCGGGGCCTCGGTCGTGGGAATGAAGCGCACGCCCAGCAGGTCAAAGATCTGGCCGTTCTGGTACGTATCGGACCCGTACTGCCCGCGATACAGCAGCTTGAAATCCTCGTCCCGGAACAGGCCCAGAAGCTGCGCATTGTCCAGATAGCAGTGGTACACCCCGCCATCGGGCGTCGGCACGTTGTTGTCACGCAGGGTGGCCAGCGCGCCAAGGATGGACTGCACGCCCAGCAGGTCGCCCGCCGCCAGCGCCGCCGTGGTGGCGCGTGCATTGGGCCGCAGCACCAGCGGTGCGGTTGCGGCAATGACCGCGTTGCCCGCCGTGCCGTCCGCAACCTTGACGGATGCCGAAAGCGTCAGCGTGCCCGAAACCCCGTCGGGTGCCGTGGAGGTATTGGTGGCGTCCGCCGTTGTCCCCACCAGCGTGTACGACCCGGCCCCGATGGTGACGGTCATGCCAGCCGACGCGCCAACGGATATCACCTGCCCCTCGTCGGACAGGATGGTCTGGAACCCGCGGATGTCATCCACCGCCACCGTGCCGCCAGCCGCCCCCAGCGTGGTGGTGACGCGGGTATTGCCACCCAGATAGCCGCCCACCCCGTTCTGCGCCCCGCCAAACAGCGCGTTGCGCGCCAGGCGGTCAAGCGTCTGCCGTGCATTGATGCCAAGGCGCGATGCATTGGCCAGGAACTGGTTGGCGATGCCGACACCTTCGGTCACCTGGTTCAGGTCCATGGTGTTGCCGTACTGGTTGATGGTCAGCGTGTACTGCTCGACCGACCATTCGGCGGGGGTCATGCCGTTGTCAAAGCTGGTGTTGGCGGTGGGGTTGAGCGGGGTTGTCGCCGGTGGCAGCAGGCCCGCGCGGGTGTCGGTAATGGTCTGGCCGATGCGGGCGGGGAATTCCATCTGGTCCGCGATCGAACGGAAGCCCAGCCGTGACTGCAGCGCATCCTGGAACGCACGCGACAGGAAACCCTGCTGGATGACCGGCTGCAGGGCGGCGGGGAAATTGGCAATGGCCATGAATTTCATTTCCTTGAAAAAACGAAAAAAGCCGCCATGCAGGGATGCACTGGCGGCGGCAGGGGTGGCCATGACGGGCTGCGCCATGGATGGGCCGGGTGGATGGATCAGGGGTGCGGCGCGTCTGGCCGGTTGCAGGCCCCTTGCCGGTTCCGCGCGGCATGATGGGGCGCGGAACGGGCAAGGGGTGATACCGGGGCATGGTGGCCCCACGCATCTCTTTCACATTACGGGTGGGTTTCAGTTCCAGAAATCGTAAGGGCAGGAAATAAATACCCTGCAATTACGGGGACGTTTCCGGTGGCGCTTTTTCATAACGCTTTACCAAAAAAACTTATTTTAACCTTAAGGGCTGTGATACCTTTACTTTTGAAATAGTATTCAGGACCAGCGCGGCCCTGACCCGCTGGCCACTGTTGCGTGTCCCATGCGATGGCATGCGGGCCGGGACATGGCGCCCGCTGGCCCGCATGCCGCGCCATGCATCAGGCGGGGCGGAAGATCACATAGACTTTCCTGACCGTCTCGCGGTTGTCCCATGCGCATTCGGCGCCGCGTTCGACAAAGAAGATGTCGCCCTTCACAAACGTCTTTTCCCGTCCCGCGCCATCCACCAGCGTCACGCTGCCTTCGGTCAGGTACATCAGTTCGGCATGGTCATACCGCACGGCGCGGCGGGCATAGGGGGTGGCGGACCATGTGCCGCAGCGCAGTTCGCCATTGGCGGATTTATAGTCATTGAAGCTGTGGCAGGTGGGCGCCGGACCAACCAGCACCGCCGCCGAAGGCGACGCCGACGGCGCCATGACCGGGTTGGGGTCGATCACCACCGGCGTCTGCGCCCCCGGCGTGCTGGTGTCGCAGCGCATGGCGATGGCCTGCGTGCCCGGCGCGGCGGCCCAGCTGAAGGCGCTGCCCCTGGGGATGACAATGCTGGCATCCGGGCCAAGGACATTCGCGCCGATGTTCAGCTCACCCGTCAGCACGATCACGAATTCATCCGCCGGCATGGCCGTAACCAGTCCCGCGCCCTGCGGTGCGCAGGCCATGACCGACAGCCCGTCCCCCTGCCCCGCAAGCTTCGTGCGGGCGAGCAGGAAATCACCCGGCGCGGGCATGGAGGTGTCGGCAAAGGCGCGCAGGTCAACAAAGCTGCGCACGGTCACGTCGGTCTGGTTCATCAGGTCACGGTCCTTCAGGCAGGTGGCATATCACGTCCACCCTGTTGCAAGCAGTATATGTCCGCCCGTTCGCACCGGGCGGATTTCAGACCGATATCGTAACATCAGGCGGCCTGCACGTCACCTGTAGCCATGGATCGTGTCCCTGCGCCTGCCCCCGGCGATGCGGGACGGGCGCGACGGGCCGCAACAGCCCTAATGCGCGACCGGCCAGCGCAGGCCCGCGGCACTGGCGGCGGCCTTTACATCGCGCGCGCCTGCCGTGCGGGCATCGAACGGGGCGGGATCGCCCGCGCGTGGCGCGGGGCCGGATGCGGTGGTGCCGCTGGCGGCCCCTGATGCGGGCTGCGGCGTGGTGAACAGGTAGGCGCGGCTGTCACGCGCGGCCTGCATGATCGCGTCCAGTCCCTGCGGCGTGCCGTCCTCGGCCAATGTCACGGCCGACAGGTCCACCAGGCGCACGACATCGGCGGGTTCGACCGCCCCCATGCGGGCGGCCATGGCGCGGGCTTCGGCGCGGATCACGGCGCGGCTGGCGCGGGTGCGGGCGCTTGCGGCCTGTTCGGTGGCGCGGGTCAGGTCGGCTTCCAGCGTGGTGCGGGCCTGCATGGCTTCGTCACGTTCGGCGCGCAGGGCGGCCAGTTCGCGGCGCATCGTGTCCATGTCGGGGGTTTCGGGAACGCTTGATCGGGTCATGTCATGCCTCCGTTCGGGAATAAAGGATCAGTTCGGGCTTTCGGTGCCGATACGCGCCCATTCGCCATGGGGGCTGGGCGTGCCCGCGCGCGCGGCCAGGATCACGCACGCCGTCTGCCGCGACAGGAAACCGCCGCGCACCGCCGTATCCAGCCCCTGCGCCAGTTGCGCCAGGTCGGCTTCCGTCCCCGCGAAATAGGGCGGCCACTGCAACGCCAGGCCATCCGCATCCAGCCCCGCGTAATCGCGCCCGCCAATGCGCAGGCCACCGGCAATGGCGTGGGAAAACGCGCAGACCATGCGATACAGCGCCAGCAGCCCGTATTCGCCGTATGACAGGCGCATCCGGTCCGCCAGCCACAGCAGGGGCTGGTACAGCATTTCCATCGCGCGGCCCGACGTGGGGGCGCTCAGCCGGTCGGCCTGCGCGCGGTTGCCGTGGATCTGCTCCATCACGCTGGCGCGCAGTTCACGGTAATGGTCGCGCATGGCCCCCGCCGCGTCACCGTTGATTTCCAGCAGCTTGGCATCCCCATCCAGCGGCAGCGTCAGCGCGGATGCAGCCCCCCCGGATGATGCGGGCGTGCCATCGGCATACGGGTCCGGCCCCGCGCGGATCACCAGCCGCGGGTCGGCGCTGTATTTCAGGCCACGCCCGGACTGGGACAGCAGGTAATCGCACTCGATCACCGTATCGATGGCGGCTTCGAACGTGCATGGCCCGTCCACCACGCCGGGGGCGGCCAGGTTGGCCATCCATACCCATGGCACGAAGCCCAGGCCGTGATGCGTGCTGCGCGTGGGGTCCACCCGCGCGGGCAGGCCCGCATCGACCCGCTGTGGCACATAGACGTGGCAGTCCGCGCGGTCCCATACCCGCCGCCACCAGAACACGGTCGTCGCGTCATCAGGCCCGACCGGCCACCCCTGCCCCGCCAGTGTCGCGCCCGTGACCTTGTAGCATTCGGTCATGCCCGACAGCTCGCCCGTGCCGTCCCATTGCGGGGTCAGGTACAGCGTGTCATGCACCGCAAGGCGCAGGCGGCGGTCCACCGCTTCCACCAGCACCGCGACCGATCCGACCGACCCGCGGGTGGCTGCGTCCATCATCAGCGCGGGCAGCGCCGTGCCTGCCGCGACCTGTGCCAGTATGCCCGGCAATGCGGGGTCGGTGGCTGCCGTGGTGGGCCAGTGCGAGGCACCGAACAGCAGCGACACCGCATCATCCACCACCGCGCGGCACATATTGGTGCGCACCGATGGCCGGCGCTGCGACAGGGGGATATATTCCCCCGCCCCGTTATATTCGGTGCCAAACGGGTTGGGGATGGCGTCGTACTGCGTGCCCCCCAGCACGCGGCCCAGGGCTGCAAGCCTGTGGGCGCGCGCGGGCAGGTCCGGGTCGCGGGGGTATGTTTTCCTCAGTTCCTGCCAGTCCATGCTGTCTCTCCGGTATGGTGGGCGATGGGGGTGGATTTGGTGGTGATGCGGCGGCAAAACCGCGATAGACAGGCCACCGTGGGGCACCTGGCCGCGTGGAGGAGTAGAAAAGAAAATGGATATCAGTCACCTGTTGCTGACCCCGGTCCGCCTGGCGGTGGAAATTGGCGTTGTGGGTGTTGCGATCGCGGTGGTGGCGGGCGCGTGGCGCAGGCGGCATGGCCACCCGCCCGCGGCACACCCGTTGCCTGTCTCT